TCTCGGAGAGCGGAGCGCGCAAGTCGCCCGCGAAGCTGCAGCCGATCCTCCGGCAGCTTGAGGAATCTCGAGCTGTACCTGGCCTCCAGGGTCCGCACCGTGGCGGCCGCCAACGGGCTGTTGGGAACCATGACGACGTTGGTGATCATGACGCCGCTGACCTCGCTATCCACCAGCCGCGGCGTGGCTTGCACGTGCAGTCGATACCCCAGAGGGGCCGTCTCCATGGCATTGACATCCACCGGCGTGAGCACGCCGCCGGAGCTCGGGTAGGTGTAACAGGTTCTGTTAATTTGGTTAGTTCCAAACAAGAATTCGTCATGATCGTCAATGGCCATACAAACACGGATCCGTTCTATCCTCACGTCATAACCGCTTCATATGATATCACGGCGCCAAATTACTTTGGAAACATTTTAAACAAAAACCCTCTTAAGCTAGAAGAGGCCGGGTATTACCTTCACTCTGATTGGCCAATTAATCCGGCGATCGCGGTGATCACCGGATCTGACGTTGTAGCAAACTCGTCGGCGTCGAACGTGACGGGCGGGTTTGAAAATATCGGCTTCTTAGTTAGTGGCGCAATTGGCCACAATACCGGAAGCGCGACGGCTCCAAATTATGAAAACTGGGAAAATCGATTCACGACTCCAAAGTCTCCATGGATTAAATCTCAACTAAATGAGAATCTATTCCGTATACACTCACTGGACTCTGGCACGTATGCAAATACACGTGTTAAACTTTCTATTCAAAACATCAAACCAAGTCTATCAGACACATATCTCTATGGAACGTTTGACTTGCTTGTAAGAGATTTTAGTGATAACGACAATCAGGTTGTCGCTCTGGAATCCTTCATTGGTCTAAGCCTTGACCTAAGTTCAGTCAATTATATCGGCAGAGTAATTGGAGATTACAATACATTCTTCAACTTTGACGCTCTCGAAGGTTCTTCTAGATTGGTCACAAATGGAAATTACGAAAACAACTCTAAGTATATTCGTGTGGAAATCGCTCCAATAGTAGAATCTGGCGATATCAATGCAGAAAGCTTGCCTGTTGGATTCCGCGGGCACAGGCGTTTGATAACGTCTGGTTCTGCGCCTCTAGCGACATCCACGACGACGGCATCATTTGGCGGATATCCCGGATTGAATCCTTTATTGGGTGCAGCGCAGCTACCAGTTCCTTTCCGTGAAAACGTTTCACGTGGGCCTTCAACTGCTCGCACAGCAGATCGAGCACTTTATTGGGGTGTTCAATTTGAACGCAAAATTAGCGCAACAGAACCAAACGCATCGTCTGTCCCAGATCAGACAGTTGCCAGCTTCACCTCATACTTCCCAGATTTTAGTACGGAATATATGAATATGGTAGTTGGCGACAACGAAGGAGCTGCCGATACGGCGGAGAACGGCATCCTTGACGCGGATCGCTTTAATAATAATACGTTCTCGCTTATGAATATCAAATGCATAACGGTCGCTATTCCAAATACAACTGCCACGTGGCCATTAAACGTGACACCAGACCTTAACGCACTGGTCAGTTGGTCATACGAAAGAACGGGTGTTATTTCTAGCTCGCAAGCATCGCCAGGTCAAAGAGGTCTTCTAGTTAGTGACCTTACAAACAACAGCGTGCGTCAGCTGGCGAAGTTCAACTTCTTCCTTCAGGGCGGATTTGACGGCACTAATATCTTCAACTACGACGAAACCTTCATGACCAATAAGGCTGTCGGTGAAGAACTTCTTATCACGGCACGTGGATTACAGACCGGCTCTGCCGTTACTGCCTACAACACCGCACTAGATCTTCTATCCGATTCTACCGAACTAGACCTACAATTGTTCGCAATCCCAGGAATTCGTAATTCGGGCATCACTGACCGCGCCCTACAAATTGCCGAGAACAGATTTGACGCTCTATATCTCATGGATCTAGAAAACTACGACATTAACAATGACGCGGTAACGGATCTTGATACACAGCAACTAAGTGTGACGAACACGACCTCAAATCATCGTGATCGTGGAATTAACTCTTCGTTCGGAGCCACATATTTCCCAGACATAGTCATGAAAGATGACATGGGAGACTCTGACGTTCTTCGTGCAGTGCCTGCGTCCATCCTTGCCCTAGGAGCTTTCTCTTATAATGATAAGGTTGCTCATCCTTGGTATGCACCAGCCGGCTTCGCAAGAGGCGGCCTTCCAACGGCGGTAAGAAGCACACTTGAACTATCCAGAACAAATATGGATACTCTATATGAAGCAAACATTAACCCAATCGTATCCTTTGCCGGATCCAGCGGGCTAACTGTTTGGGGACAAAAGACCATGTATGCTCAACAGTCGTCTCTTGACCGTGTAAATGTTCGAAGACTTCTTCTAAGTCTACGTCGTCAAGTTCGCCAGGTGGCAATGAGAATTCTATTTGAGCAAACATTGCCAGAGACATTAGCACGTTTCTCACAACTGGTAAATCCAATTCTTCAAAGAGTCCAGAGTCAAAAGGGTCTAGATCGTTATCTAGTTGCCATTGACACTACGACAACCACACAAGCAGACTTTGAAAACAAGACTATTCGTGGCAAAATCTATATACAGCCTACTCGCACATTAGAATTTCTCAGCGTAGATTTCGTAATTAACAATCCTAATAACTTCGGACAAGGTTAAACAACCTTTAAATCCGTTTTATCAGCTTCAACAAGCCGCCAGACGAATCCGTTGGCGGCTTTGTTGTGTCCGTGACAACACCGACTAATTCTTGATAAAACAGTCCCTGTTTCTCTGGCGGCTTCTGACATTAGATCCCAGACTTTAATAACGTTTCCTTGTAAATCATATTGAATTACTTTTTTGGAATTAGCATTATTTATTCCTTTTCTTCTGCCGTCTCTAAATTTTGCTATTGATGACGGGTTAAGACTCTTTCCGGTAAGTGCTTTGCTTAAATTTAGGCAATGCTCTGCCGATTTTTCTTTTCCTGTCAGTGCCTTGCTAATGGCTTTTCTTGCCGAACTCGGCATAATCTTGCCGGTTTTTGGGTGCTCTGCCCCGATCTTGGAGAAGGGATTTTTCTCTTTATCAAGCAATCTAGCGAGAGTGTTTGGATGAATTGCTCTTCCTTTTAAAGGAAGAGAGGTTCTTTCTTTTTTCTCAAGAAGAGGTTTACGACTATAGTCCGTTCCTGTTTCATGAACTGTTTTTCGCAAATTATAACATAATTTGTTCTTATCCCAGTGGATATCTAATAATTTTTGTTCTGCTAACAGCCTTTTATTCTGCTCTCCATAAATTAACTCTATAACTTCAAATACAAATGCTTCCGTCCCGCATTTATTAAAATCCGCCTGAAGAAACCTATTGGAATGTTTGTTTTTTCGCAAAGAACGCTCATGGTGCTTCCAGCGAGACTTAAATTCCTTGGCGGAGCCGATATAGATGCGACCGTTTATGGTGTTAGTTAATTTGTAGGTTCCAGATTTAAGCGAACTGCCTTCATATTTGAATTCCATATTATACCCTCCTGTTTAAGTATACAGGTAGGGGACGTTTTGTTTAAAATAGTTAATTATTGCCAGTAAATCGGCGCACCCTTAGTGTTTTTGTCTATTGACTTTTCCACGATAAATAATAAATGATCGTAAAGTGAAATACTTGCGAAATATTCTTAAGAATGATGTCTATTTATAATCGCACACAAAAAGGTATACTTCTAAATGAAACTAACAATCAAACAGCTTAAACAACTGATCAAGGAACAAGTAGAAGAAGCAGGCCGTGGTTCAACGGCCTATTTGGATCCTGCCTATCCTGGCATGACCGAACGTATGCTTACAAAGCATTTAGCCAAAGCAGAAGAGAATATTTTTCAAGCCGGCAAAATTCTAACAATCGTTCAATTGAACCTAGAACGAATGGAACTAGATGGAAAACCAAATTCCATTGTTGATGTCGAAGAAATCAAAACAATGCTTAAGCTAATCGAACAATTAGATTCTACGATGAGGGATATAAAGACTTTATGAAAATCACAATCAAGCGACTAAAACAACTAATCAAGGAACAAGTTAGAGAAAATGCCTCGAAGGCATTTTTCTTAG